CCACTCCTGGGCGCCGATGATGTGATCGACTCCGTCGACCTGTTGGTTGAGCCGCAGATTGCGGAACATGGACTGCTGCGAGGGCAGGCGCTTAGCCTTTTCCGCCGCAGCCCGCATGTCCGTTAGGCTGAGAAAGTCGCCCAGCGCCGGATTGGCGAGCGGCCACAAGCTCTCGTCGAACGGGTCGGCGTCCTTCGGAACCTCGAACAAGAAGGCCGCCAGCGTCGGATCCTCAACCTGGCCGTTGATGACTTTGCGCGCGTCTTCGACCAGCTCGCTCATGAGCGAGCGCGGATCCCGAGCCTGCGTCGAAATGACGATGCCGAGCGGCTCATCTTGCGCGCCCTGGCTCGACACCAGGGTGTCGTACAGATCCCGCTTCGCAGCTTGCGCTAGCTCGTCGTAGATCCAGACGGCCGGGTTCAGGCCGTGCTTGGTTTTGGCGTCTGCCGACAGCGCCTTGTAGAACGATCCGTTCCACACGCACACAAGGCGCTTCGTCGAAGGCACGCAAGTGATCAGCGCCAACAGATCCGGATCCGCCAGCACCATGGCCTCGCAAGCCCGGTAGATCACCGCGGCCTGCTCTTTGTCGTTGGCGGCGCTGTAGATCTGTTGCCGCTGGCCCGATTCCGGCCCGACCAGATGCGCGAGCACCAGAGCGGCGATAAGCGACGTCTTGCCGTTTTTGCGCCCCATGCTGATCAGCACGTTACGCACGAGCCGCTTACCATCGTCCGTCACCGGATCGTAAATCCCGCGGATGATGTTCTTTTGCCAATTGCGCAAGCGTAGAGGCTTGCCGACGTCCCTGCCGTCAGGAACGGTCAGCAGCTCGCAGAACTGAATAACCCGATCAGAGCGGCTTAGGCCCGCCCCACCAGGCCGTGAAACTTGCCCGCCACTGCCGGCTGCTCCGGCCCCTTTGGAGCTTCGCCTCTTGGTTGGTCCCCCTGCGGAGGCGGCGCGCTTGTCGCCATCCGCGCGCGTGCGGCGGGCGTCATGCCGAACTCGATTAGGTAGCCCTTCATCAGCTCGGCGTTCTGGCGCGCTACCGTCAACCATGGATTCGGCTGCACACTTCCATTAGGCGTCTTTAGGAGCTTAGGGCCGTTCTTCAGTTGCTCTTCAGCCTCGCGCCATCGTCCGTACACGCCGCAATAGGCTTCAAACGCCGACAGATCGGTGAAAGTCAGAAGGCCAGACCTCTGCAGCGGGCCGTAGAGCCGTCGCCATTCGGCTTTAGCATGCTCGCTGAGGTGTTCCGGTGGCTCGGATACCGGCGCCGCTGCAGGGGTCTGAACTTCCTTGAACGCCTTCTTCTTGCCCTTGGAGCGATCCCCCTCCAGCACCACGAGAGCCTCGGGCTTTGGAGGAGGACCGCGTTTGCCCATCGGAGTTAGGCGACGGGCGGCTCGGCGGCGGGCGTGTTGGCGGCGACCGCCGCAGCCAGCGTGTCAGCGCCGTTGTCCAGCTGCTCGACCAGCTCGTCGATCTTGGCCTGCACAGCAGGCTGATCAGCGAGCGACGCCTTCAAGGTCGCCAGCTCGTCGGCGATGCCGGTGATCAAGGTGACGGCGGAGCCGGTGACGGTGGTCACTTCGGTGACCTGCGCAATCAGCGCGTCGAGTTTGATACCCATGGCTTTCAATTCTCCCTCAATACGCCCGAGCACTGAAGCGCGCCCGAACCAAAACTCGAAACTGAACATTTTAGCCCTTGCATATGCGCCAAAATGGCGTAGTGTGATGGCGTTGGTTGCGGGCAATTGGGCTCGGGCCGACGGGACAAACAGCCATGATTGCGACGCAAAACGAATCCTGGGGCTTTTGGGGCACCATGCGGAACGCCGGTTATACCGACCTCGACGCCTGCTGGGCTGACGCCTTCGCAGCGATTAAGGCAGCGACCAGCTGCGACGACCACCAAGTCCGCGCCTTCCTCGACAGCCGGAGCGGCCGGCATTTCGCCGACGACGTCATCGGCTACGGCATGAACAAGGCGATCGCCCGGTGGATGGGCTGGACGATCAGCGAGAACACCTCGCGCGACACCGGCATCCCGGCTGGGATGCCCTACCTAACCGGCTTTGTGATCAACGAAGGCATTCACGCCGAGGCCGCCGAATAACGCCTGAAAAACATGGTCAATTGCGCTTGATGGCTACGCCAAAATGGCGTAGATTATCGGCGTTGGTTGCGGGCAATTGGGCTCGGGCCGGCGGAGAACACCGAGATGACTAGCCAAGAACAAACGCAAGCCCGCTTCGCTTACCACCGCGGGCACGCCTTGAACTACCTGAGCCAGATTGCCGAATTGCTCGAAAAGCACCCAGGCGCGGCTCAAGGCGCGGCCAACTTGAACGACGTCACCGAGATGCACGACCTTTCCAAAGAGCCGCTGAAGATCTTAGACCGCCTTTGCATCAACGAAGAGGAAACCTTCGCCGCCATTGACCAAGTGATGCAGGCTCGCCGCGGAGAATACACCTGATGACACCTGACGAATACCGCGACGCCATCGCCCGCCTCGGCCTTTCACAGGTCGGAGCGGGCAGGGTGCTTGGCGTTTCGCCCAGAACCGCGCAGCGCTTCGCCGTCGAAGGGCCGACAGGCCCAGCGGCGCGTTTGATGGCCGTCCTTCTCGAAATGAACCCTGGCGAGCGCGGGAACTGGATCCAGCGCTTTAAAAGCACGCCTACCGAGTAGCGCCTGCGAGCCGCTCCTTTCGCACTTCAGCAAAGGAGCGGCCATCGCCCTCAAGCGTGGCCTCCTCGCCGCAATACGCCTGCCAGCGCTCCACCGCGACATCGACGTAAGGCGCGTTAAGCTCCACCGCGATGCAGGCCCGGCCGGTGATCTCGCAGGCCATGATCTTCGTCCCAGATCCCGAGAAGGGCTCGTAGACGTGCTCGCCAGGAGCCGAGTTGTTGACGATCGGCCGGCGCATGCACTCGATCGGCTTCTGCGTCGAATGCCCGGTCTCGGATTTGACGTGCTCGATGAACCAAACAGTCGTCTGCTTGCGACCGCCGCGCCATTGCGCGGTGGCGCCATCCTTCACGGCATAAGCGGCGACCTCGTGGTCGGGCTCAAACCGCTGCCACGCGTCGTCCTCGCCTTCGCGCACCGCATACCAGGCAGGCTCGTGCTGCCAGTGATAAGCGCCACGCCCAATCGCGCCGCGCTGCTTCACCCAGACAATCTGAGCTCGCGTCCGCAGCCGCACAGCGTCGAGGCTCGCAGCCACCGTCGCGGCATGCAGGCCGCCGTGCCACACATAGGCCACCGCGCCAGGAAAGAGCGCCCAGGCTTCGCGCCAGTCGGCCCTGTCATCGTTCAACACCGCGCCGACAGCGGCGCCCGCCGATCCGATGCCTGCCTTCTGCCGCCAGGACGCGTCGTACTCGACGCCGTAGGGCGGGTCGGTGACCATCAGGCGCGGCTTGGCCTCACCCATCACCCGAGCCACGTCAGCGGCGCTCGTGCTGTCGCCGCACAAGATGCGATGCCGACCGAGCAGCCACAGATCGCCTGGGCGCGTCACCGGCTCCGCAGGCGCAGCCGGCGCTTCGTCTGGGTCGGTTAGGCCGACCTGCCGCGAGCCGAGCAGATCCGCGACGTCCTCGTCGAGAAAGCCCAGATCGCCCAGGCCCTCGCCCAGATCAGATAACTCCTTCGCCTCCAGGCGCAGCAGCGCGTCGTCCCAGCCAGCGCGGAGCGCAAGCTGGTTGTCCGCCAGCATGTAGGCGCGTCGGTCGCGCTCGGAGAGGTGCGACAGCTCGATGGTCGGCACCTTGTCCAAGCCCAGCTGCAGAGCGGCCTCTAGCCGCCCGTGGCCTGCCACGACGCCTTCAGCGCCATCCGTCAGCAACGGATTGGTGAAGCCAAACCGCGCAATCGACTTAGCGATCAGCGCGACCTGCTCAGGGCTGTGGGTGCGCGCGTTCCTGGCATTGGGGCGAAGCTCCGAAACGGGCCGCATCACAATGACCGGCGCAGGCTTCGCCGCCTTTCTCGCCACCCTGAACCCCCTTGCCCCGAAAACCTCCGGAACCTCGCGGAAATGTGCCCGCGCCGTTCCTACAATCGACCTTTACAGGTCTGAATCCCCCCCCCCTAGCGAGGCTTGGCTTCGCCGGACCACGGGTGGCCAGGATCGATTGGCAGGCCGCTGGCGTCGCAGCCGGCGCGCTTGCCTGCTTCGATAGCCTGCTTGACCGACGAATGGCAGCGGGCGCACAGCGACTGCAGGGCGCCGCTCCAGAAGGCCGTCTCGACGCCGCGGTGGGGCGTCACGTGGTCAGCAACGGTGGCCTTGACCCGCTCGCCACGCTCGGCGTGGAAGCGGCACCAGGGCTCCAGGCTTAGCTGGCTGGCCGAGCGGCGTCGCCACGCGGTGGTGCGGTACCAGACGAGGTAGGCCGGTGGGTTGCGTCGAGGGCGGATCATGGAGGGTGGGTGGCCGGGGGCGTAGCGCCCGATTGGACACCGGCGGTGTGCATCCAACGCGAGCGGTCTGTCAACGCGGTGGCCTCACAAAGTGTCCAAGCGGGCGGCGCGCGACCAAGCCAGAACCGTTGCCTGCCAATGCTTACGACGGGCTGCCTCATGCGACGTCCCAGCGGCGCGTCCGATGGCCCGCCAGCCGCCGTCCAAATCGTACCAAAGCTGGGCGGCCCGAGCGGCGACGACGAGGCGTGTGGTGCGGTCCACGCCGTCCAGCAGGGCCAGAGCGGGCAGGGCGTCGTCGACCTGCCGAGGCGTCGGGGTGAAGCGCGGTGGCTTCAGCAGGCGGCGTGCGATGTCAGCATCAGAGAGGCGGCTGGCCTCGTTGCCCCAGTCCCACCAGTCATGACGGTAGGCGGGCCATGTCGAGAAGGTGGCGCGG